CCAAACCGCTCCTTAATATCCTTTGCCACATCTACCCAATAAGCGATCTGCTCATAACTAGCAGCATGCTCTTCCATTAACGTGTACACGCCGTCACGATAACCCATTACCGTGAATACAGTCTTGTGATTGAACCCCCAGTCAACGCCAACAAAAAAGCGCTCGTATGTTTCATCGAACGCTTGTTGTCTGCTTATTGTCATTGTACGTCTATCAAATTCCGGATAAACAAGCCCTTGACCTGATACCCATAACCCTAAAATAGAACGATCGTAAAACATCCCGGTTGGCGTGGTCGCCTTAAGACCTTCGATATAACTTTGATCAAGCGTTGTATTCTCTTCAAGCTTAAAATTAAAGTACAACGTCTTACCGCTATCATTTTCTTTATCGATATACTGCGTCTTGAGCCAATGCTCGGGATGGTCTGGGTTAGTATCACAAATAATATGTGCTCCCGGTCGTGAACAGCGGTTATTGATCTCTTGAAATACGCTCTGATCTGCTAGGGACGCTTCATTAACGTAAGCACCATAACTGGTCATACCACGTATAGACGCCATACCACGAATAGAACCTGTGTAAGCTGGCACGATCTCAACGCCTAACAAATGATAATGACCAAATCTATCAGTCTTAGGTGCTATCCTAAATTGATTGCCAAGCTCTGAAATAATATTCGTATAGATCGTACCTGACGATACACCAGCGAGAATATATTTAGGGTTTGAGTCCCCCAGTTGTTTTGCTAGCTTTCTGACTCTATCCAACTCAAGCAAAAATAAGTAATTATCAATATACGTCTTACCTGAACGAACAGAACCCGAATTGATCAGAAAACGAAATTCTTGAGTACGATAAGCATGTAACACTTCTCGCTGTTTAGCTGTTAATACCTTGGTCAGTGCCATGTTCTTTGTCGTCCTCCTTTTCGATTGCTTCGATTAATTCTAATAAGTGATCTTCTGCATTAGTACCCTCACTTTGCAAGATCTTAAGCTTGGCTTCTTTGATTTTTGTATCAAGTTCAGAGTCTTTAATACGATGCTTAAGCAATTCTCTTTCTTCAACGGATAACTGGCTATCGTTGTACTTATCACGCCAATTATTTTTGAGCCAAAATATCTGTGCGGTGACGTGACCATTCTTGGCTTTTTTGAACAGTGCATTCTCAATGATAAAATTAGCCTGTTCTTTTCCCATTTTTAAGGCGTTGGATATGTTAGGGTATTTCTTTATCCAGTCATACAATGTCTCACGTCTAATCCCGATATTATGAGCGATCTGTTCATCAGACAGGCCATCACGTTTCCAGCCTTGCAGTAATAATAAATTTTCTTGCTTCAGCCACTTCTTATATTGTCCTCTTGCCATTTCAAGTAACGTCACCTCCTTTCAAGTTATAGCGCTGCTGGGAAGATTCGAACTTCCAACTAGAGTTATGAGCTCCAGTCATTCATCCTAAAAATCAGCAACAAAAAAAGCCGTTCGCTTTAGTTCGTTACAACTCTGCGCTCGGCTTAGTAGGCACTCCTTATATTTATTTTCCCGATAGGATATGCCAATAGATAAATCAAGGAGTCGAACCTTGACTATCTAAAATCAATATATACAAATTTATGTTTTTTATTCCAAGAACTCCCGATGATGTCTCCTTGTCCCCATTTGACCCAGTTATTTCTTAGCCAGTATACGAAATCGTTCCAATCGTTTTCATCAGTAAATACAATACGTGCACCGTCGTTACTTGGCTTAAATTCTTTTAAAGGAACATTTTGAAGTTTTAATTTTAACTTGTTAGCGATAGATTTCATAGCATTTCTCCTATCGGCAAAAGCTCTTGAAACTGATCAATTTTGGACGTTGGTTAAATTTCTTTGCTAATTCTTTTGAACGGTTGTTGAAGTGGTTAATGTAAGGCATAACCAATTCTTTAGCTTCTTCCATTGTTGCGTTACCACTTCTGTATAGCATGCGTCCTTTTTCTGCTTGGTCTCTCAATTGTTTTGTTTCGTTTGTCATTTTATCTTACCTTCCTTTCCTTGGTACACTGTAAGCTTAAGGTAAGAGTATAGGTGGTTCAAGGAATTATCCAAGCTTTTATTCACTTTCTTCTAATGGATCATCAGCCACTTCGATTTCTGGGAATTGTTCCTTAATTTGCTTAGTATCTCCCTTATAGAACACTAAAACATTTTGATGACATCTAACTACTTTTCGATTTATCATGTTACGGCGAGCCCGAATGGCCCCGAACCAACAACATTGACTAACACAATATCGTTATAAAATATAAAACCTTGCTCTTTAAATGCCTTTTTAGTTAGTCCCTGCAAATCCCTATAATGCCCGTCTTTCTTACTTCTGACATCAGAAATAACGACTACAGCAAAGCGATTATCTTTGACCTTATTGGCACCACGTTTCAATATTTCAACATAAGTCTTATCAAAATCAGCTTCATTCATGTTCGATATATCCTGCGGATCATCAGAATATACTTCAAGATCGGCATACGGAGGACAAGTCAATAATAAATCTTGACTGCTATCTTTAATATAATCATCAACATTCAAACTATCATCATTGATCCATGTAATATCCTTAGGAACACCTATTTGCTTAGCATTTTCAATATTGGCTTCAACTTGCTCCTTTCTAAGATCTATCCCTGTATATTCATGACCTAAAATTGAAGCAGTTACACCACGAACGCTACCACCAGCAAACGGATCATAGATTTTAGAGTTTTTGTGCGGAGTGAACCAGTTATACATCAATTCACACAAAACAGGGTCAAATATTGATGTTCCACCCGTTGCACCACCCATATCAAGTGATTTGGCAAAAGTTAAATTACCCTCTCGCCCAACCTCGCTAGCGATTCCTAAATCTAACCATTGTTTCTTACGTGATTGCCACTCTCCACGACGTGTATCAAGAATAGATCCAGGAAATACTCCAAACCTTTCAGACAAAGGTGGAGCATCATTATCTTGTGCCATGACTTTTCTAAATGTTGACTGTTCGTCTTCCATATCATAAAATCCAAAATCAGACATATCAAAATCAACGATATCATCGAGTTCAATGTCTAGTAATTCCACATCCCAATCAGCTAGTTCCCCGGTTTTGTTGTCAGCTAAACGATATGCTTTGACTTGTTGTTCTGATAACGTATCAGCGATCACAACTGGTACTTTTTTCAATTTTAATTTCTTAGCAGCTTTCAAACGTGTATGCCCTACAATGACAACATTGTTTTTATCAACTACGATTGGCTGTTGCCACCCAAATTCTTTAATAGAGTTAGCCGTTTCTTGCACCGCATCATCGTTGATCCGTGGGTTGTTTTCGTACGGCTTAACTTGATCAATAGGCACTTCGATCACTTTCATCTAATCACTCTTTTCTACAAAATAAAAGGAATGCAGCTACTAACTACATCCCTACTGTTTCCAATATATTTACTCTATCAAGCTATGTCATGGCTCTATCAATATGCTATTAGCTCTATCATACAAAATCTCATCCAGCTTAAAAAAGATACTTGATAACTTTCTTCAACACCTATCAATTTGTTAATTTGCTCAGTTGATAACATTATTTTGCCTCATTTATGCAAAATAAAAAGCCAGCCTATTACAGCTGACTTAGATATTATCGGAATTTCTTAGCTACAACGATCAACATAGCTAATATGATCAGCAACGTTACACATGCTGTTAATAAATAAATAGTTAACATAGCTCATCCCTACTTTGAACTCATAACCATCTGTAAAACTGTTGAAGCTAAAGACGATAACTTCACGATGTTTAAAGCTGATGAAGTTATCGTACTAAAATCTCCAATTTTCTTCATGACACTTCTGTATCTATTTTGAGCTTCTTCTTTATCTGGTGCTTTAGCAATACCTAAAATATCTTGCACCATGATATTAAGTTCTTTCTGATGATCATTGCTGACACTTAATAGATCAACGATGTTTTTTAAATATTCTGTATTCATTTCAATTCTTTTAAGTACCTCCAATGATTCTAATGTTGCCCGGTTAGCTTCATCAGTCAGTTTAGCATCTGGTCTACTAATTACAGATAACTCTGGCAATTCTTTAAAGAAAGATTTATCCATAGCCCACATATCACTCATACTGGTTATTGATGATTCAAAATCGTTTACTCCATCCATTCAATTCACCTCAGCCGTAATTATAACAAAAGCCCAGTCGCACGGACTAGGCTTAACGAGATATGAATTGAATTGTTAGTCTAATGACTAAAGGCCCACGCTGGAATTGCACCAGCACGGTATGCGGGGAAGTTACTGCTCACTAGATGGGCCATTTTGCTCGCTTCGGTCAGTTGCGAGCTGGACTTATCGCGCCCCCACGCTAAATTTATTTAGTGACGCTTTAGCACGTCATGCTTTCGCATTCAAGATGTTATCAAAGTAAATAATCGAACTCATGTCCCAACTTTGGAACACTATCATAATAGCATGATATTGCTCTGATTATGGTCTGATGTTTCTATGGTTTTAGTCTGATATTAGTATGCAAAAAGTCTGATAAAGGTCTGATTTTATTTAATACTTTAGTTTACGGCAACAAAAAAAGACGGTATACTAAAGGTGATTAATCCTGTATACCGTCTCAAGCTATTAGCCTTGTTACATGCTAATAGCTTTTTTAATATGTCATTTTTATTATTGACAATACTTTATCCAGAAATTCTTTAGGAACTTCATCGATCAACTCAAACCCTCTCGATACTAAATCAAGTGTTCGCTCATGCTCCAATAAAACTTGCCCTTCAACATCTAGATTTTCTGGAAGATCCAGATGCATTGGAAAGTCCTTCAACTTAGTTGTGATTGGAACGACCTTCACTAACCCCGTTAAGCGATTATATTCGTTATTTGAAATAATCAATACAGGACGCATACCTTTTTGTTCATGTCCTCGGGTAGGATTTAAATTCGTTTTTACAACTTGTCCCTGTCTAAACTTAAATCTCATAAGCCTATGCTCCTTACTATTTTAATAATTGCCCTTACAAAGAAACGGTCAAGTAAGGGCAATATATTCAAAGGAATTCGCGACCATAAGCTTCAGATAGATCATGTTCAAGATTACCGTGATTTTCTTTTTGATAAGCTTCTGTGTCAAAGCCCTCAAATAACTCACTTAGATTTTTAACATCTGTTTTTTCTACTGGTTTAAGCAGCAAGTTTTTTCCGCTGGTCTCAACATTAAATGAAACAATATCATCTCCGATTTTTGACAATAACGATTTGGGGAGTCTGATAGCAGCGGAATTACCCCATCTTTTTAGTGTTATATTCATTCTAAGTTACCTCCAATACTTTAGAACTAAATAAAGTATACACAAAAGTTTCTACATTGCAAATAAAAAAGCCTGATTTCTCAGACTTTTTCACTTATATTCGTGTAGATCTTTCCACCATGGACAACACGTTTCAAACGAGTCTGCAAACTCATTTTCAGCTTTGCGTTTCTTGATATGATACTGCGCTTTCTCACATCCTAAACGCTCGCATATCTCCCATGCACTCAGATCATCAACATATACCGCAACTAATATCTGCTTACTTTCATCTCTCAAAGCGTTCAAAGCCTTGCCGACCCGCTCTAAGGTCTCCTTAGCATATACTTGCTTTACGATCCGCTCCTCCAACTGATTACCAAACGAGGGCGCTTTTGGTTCATCTGACATCACTGGAGCCTTGATGAAGCTATCACCGACCCCAGCTACTCGCAACAACTTTGGATAGTCTTGCTTGAAGAACTTGCGTACCTTGGCTGATGTCTCCACTAGGTCAACATCTACACCCTCGAACCAATTCGCAAAGTCTTCCGCTGTTTCCATATCAAATTTCATTCAGTCGCCCTCCATGTTATAATTAAGTCACGAATATTTGTTTGGAGAACGACTGCGAGTGCTGCGGTCGTTTTTTATTTGACTGCGATCACTTTGTACCGCTTTTTAAGCATTGTCTTTTTCTTTCTAGCAATAATAACTGTTGTGACTCCACAACCAACGAAGTTAGCCACTTCTTGTGCTATCTCAAATTCGTATTTGTTACCAGTTTGAGTGTCGAATAAATACCACTTTTTGAAATAGCGATCCTTTCTTTTACCTCTAGGGGCATGACTCTTTCCACCATGAACGCTCCAGTCCATTTTCTTTTCACCTTTTTTAGGCATACCAACTACTTTGATATACGCTTCAAAAGCTTCCGCAATCAGCTTGTCTTCAGGATGTTTTTCTACGTATCTCTTCATCTCGAGTCGTTCATTTGATAACTCATCACCATATTCCTTACTCAAGATAGTTACTGCTTCAATGAACTTCATTTTCCCGCCCTCATTAGGTCCACGATCTCATATAACTTGACCACGCATACACTGACTAAGTAAGCTACCGATAAGCCGACAAGTACTAAAGCATTGATAAAGTATCCTTGCGACATTCTGAT